CGTCAAAGATTCGCACAATCATCACCCGATTTTGGACATCAACAATGGCAGTTGATAGTAGAACAATGGCAAACAATAAACGAACTTTGGAATTCATAAAAATATGGGAACTTCTTTAACTGGGTTAACACCCTCGACAACATACGATGCCTTGATAAAGGTAGGCGATAATGGTGCATTAAGTGCAACGGCAAAAGTATTAAGTGATGGATTAGGCAATGATTCTATTCTTGCTTTGTCAACAAGTCAAGTTGGTGTTGGCAACTCATCTCCTGCTGCCACCCTTGATGTTGCGAGCCGTTTCTTGGCAAGTAGCAATGACGGCAATGCCGAAGTAGTATTGGCATCAACATCCAATCGTTCACCGTTGTTGTACTTCAAAGAGGGTTCTACTCAACGGGGTTTGATTTATAGCGCAGCAGGTTCAAACAACCTTATCTTTCAATCGGGAACGACTGAAGCAATGCGTATCACCTCCGCTGGAAATGTAGGTATAGGAACGAGTACGCCTTCTGCTAAATTGACAGTTGTAGGAACGGGCGAGTATGACGGATTGCTTATCGTAAGAAGTACGGGAAGTGGTACTCCACAAGCGGCTTTAGGAGTTGATGCGGTTGGAAGCGGAGTGGGATATGTTGGAACTGTAAACAACATCCCGTTACAAATCAGAACAAATGATGTAACCCGTTTACGAGTTGACGCTGATGGATTAAAATTTGGTTCAGATACCGCAGCCGCCAACGCGTTGGATGATTACGAGGAGGGGACTTGGACGATGGGGATTTCGTTTGGTGGTGCGTCTGTTGGTGTAACTTACTCAAGCAATACGGGAACCTACACAAAAATAGGAAGGCAAGTAACGGTCAATGGTGTAGTAATATTGACTTCAAAAGGAAGCTCTACGGGTGCGGTACTAATTACAGGTTTGCCATTCACTATTGGAAACAGCAGTGCATACTACCCAAGCGTAAGTGCGCGGCTTGAAAACATCACTTTTGCCAATCAGTTCCAAGCCTATGGTGGAATTAGCTCTACTCTTATTGGTATTGATGAAATTACAGAAGCGGGAGTTAATAACGGGTTGACCGACGCTGATTTTGCAAACAATAGCACAATAATGATTTCAGCAACCTACTTCGTATAAAAAATAAAAATCATGATAGAAGAAATAATTTATGTTAGTGCATTCAATGTGAATGCTAACGGCTCGATTGAAGTTCGTAAAACTACGGATGTTGTTAAAGATGGCGTTGTAATCGCATCAAGTTTTTGGCGTGGTGTGTTGGCGGTAAACGATCCAACTGCGGATGAAGTTTTGGGCGTGGATACTTACTACGCAAACATCGCTTCATACACTTGGAGTATTGCCCCCGCACCCGTGGTTACCGAAGAACCCGCAACCGAAGAAGCATAATGGAACATTTGCAACAACGATTAGAGCAACTCAAACAACAAGAAGCGGGGTTGTTGATGCAACTTGATGAGGTGAGGGTTTTAATCAATGCGTATGAAAATACATTGAAGGAAAAGGAATAATGGCTACGCCGAAGAATGCTTTGCCCGTCAATTTTGACCAATTTCGTAAAAACCCAGTTGCTGCCGTGGCTTTTTGTATGCTGTTGGCTGTGGGGTATCTTTATATTGATTTGCGTTCGGGGTACAAAGAACAAATTGAAAAGGCCAATGCAAAGATTGAGGCGTTGGATATCAAGATTGACAAATTGAGTTACGCCCTTAAAAAGTCGGATTCGTGTTTGGCAAGTGCCATGACCGAGATCCGTATAATGCAAACGATGAAAAAACTATGAAAAACGCATTGATTGTTTTCACGGCCCTATTCATTACGGGATATTTGTTCACAAGCGTAAACGCAAAACAAAGCCCTACAATTGACGAAATTGATGCGTTGCTAACCAAGGTATCAAAAAACATTGAAAGTGCGGGAGAATGCACGAAAATGGCTCAAACGATGAATGCAAAGATGGTTGAATCAAAGGTTGCAGAAAAGGAAGCGTTAAAAAAGGAAGTGGCCCAGGCGGAAGCCAAGGCGGAAAAGTATGCAAACACCATGATTTTTATGGGCATTGATACAGCGGACATAGACACGGCATCCATTTCAAACATGATTAAATTAAACGGGTTGTAATGGCAAAGGTTTCCAACACATCAACATTTCGTGCCAAGCCCAAACGCAAATTGGGAAGGCATACGAAGTCAGTTAACAAACACAAATCATCCAAACCATATAAAGGCCAAGGCAAATGAAAAAGATATTCGAGATTTTCAAAGGCGATAAAGGCGAATTGAGTTCCAAGCGGTTCGTGGGAATCATTGGGGCGTTCGTACTATTCGGAACGATGGCACACAATTCCATGTCACCACAAGATATTGCACCATCCAAAGAATTGGTGGAGGCGGTGGAATGGATCGTGATAATGTCATTGGGTTTTACATCAATTGATAAATTCAGCAAACAAAATGAAAATTAAACAAGTACCATTTCGGGCATACAATCGCGAAGCGGTGAAGAAAACCCAGGTGTATTTACACCACACGGCGGGAAACGGAAGCGGTGAACAAACCTTTGCGTATTGGGAAAAGGTAGCCAACAAGGTTTCAACTTGTGTTGCCATCAGTACGGATGGAACAATTGTGCAAGGATTTGGAAGCGAGTATTGGGCTTATCATTTGGGATTGGGAACAAAGCATTTCCAACCTTTGGGATGTCCTTATTTGCCATTAGACAAAACATCAATTGGTATTGAGGTGTGCAATTGGGGGCCAATCACCAAGAAGGGAACAAAGTTTTACAATTATGTGGGTGGTGAAATACCCGCCGACCAAGTAACCGAATTGGAAAAACCATACAAAGGATACAAGTTGTGGCATTCATACACGGATGAACAAATCGCATCCATCAAAGACCTTTTGATCCTATGGTCAACCAAATACGGCATCCCATTGGAATACAATGAAGATATTTGGGCAGTAACCAAACGGGCATTGAAGAATGAACCAGGCGTTTACACACACAATTCAGTTCGCCCCGATAAGGCGGATGTGTACCCATGCCCCAAATTGATTGCCATGTTGCAGTCACTCACAAAGGATTAAGGCCATTCACAAAGAAAAGGGATTAATTTCCCTTTCTTTTTTCATCAAATGTTTTGGAATTTGAAATTTCAAATGTATATTCGTGGAACAATATGACAAACGACATGGATTTAATCTACCTAATCATTGTTGCCCCCATCACCATTGCGGTGATGTATGCGTGGCATTGTATCAAACGCAATTCCAAGCGTTTCCAAAACATCGAGGAAGCCAAGCCCTACCAATTTGAACGCGATGAAATCATCCCCGAATTTGATGAGTTCACCCAAATGTTGTACCAACGCAGAATGTACAAAGGGAGGGCCGACAAATGAAAACGCTTTACCCATTAAACTTTCTGTTCGCTGATGAAATGCATAAAGTGATTGAAATAATCAAGAAAAGCGAATACATGAGCGAAGCAATCAAGATTGTGGAAAAGCGTTATTTCAAATCCCAAGGTACGGACATTGATAGCGGTGCAATGGTTTTGGAATTTTCCGAAATTGGATTGTTGTACAACCTTGGAATGGCGGTTGGCCTTAGCAAGATACCATTTTAATTTTATGACAACATACGAAGCATTAAACGAAGTATTCAGCAAATCAAACAAAGAGTTATCCGAGTTATTGCAAACCAATTATTACACAGTTACCACATGGAAATTTCAATTCAAGCGTAACGGGTTATCAATGGAAAAGCAATTCGAGATTTTACAAAAACTAAATTACAACCTAACAAATCAAATATCATGGAACAAAACAAAAGAAGTGCGGTAACCAATGTAACCGCCAACGGAACTTACAACGGCCAATATGGTATGTTGTACAAATTTCAAATTTCATTCGCCAACGGAGATGTGGCCGAGTACAACGCCAAAACCCAAAACCAAACCAAATTTGTGGTGGGCCAGGAAGTGGATTATGTGTTAACGGATCGTGAGTACCAAGGCACAATTTATTACAAGTGTAAACCCGCCGAGGTTCAACAAAACGCATTTCAAGCACCGAAACCAAAGGATCCCGACACGGGCAAACACATCATGCGTATGAGCGTGTTAAAAGTTGCGGGGGATTTGGCCATCAATGGCGACATCAAGTTGCACGAGGTATTGGCATACGCCCAAATCTTTGAGCAGTATGTTTTGACTGGCACCGACACCTTATCACAATACAAACCAATCGCCAAGGGAAGCGATGATTTACCATTTTAATAACAAGATATGACACAACAACAATTATTTGGCCAATTCACAGAGGAGGAGTTGGCCACATTGAAACAAGCATCGGAGATTTTGAACCGATTGTTTCAAGGACACAAACCCAAACAAACCCGTGGTTGGAGGGTACGCCAATCAACCCGTGATTTCATGGAAGATGTACAAAGATTTTATGGAAAAGAATGGGTGTATCGTTACGATGAAGAATTCATCAAGATCCAGGCAAGGCATCAAGTAACCGAGTTATCAAATTGGTTGAAGATGTACGAAAAGGGTGGTTTCATTGATGTGGTTCGCGTTCAAAACACAAACCGAAACATCGTTAAATTTAGATTCGTATGAAACACATGATTGAAACATTGAGCGATACAATGTTGGAAGTTGGGGGCGGTAATTATTGCCCCCTTCAATTCCACATCGAGTTGAAAGAACTTGCCGATACCATCAAGAACTTTCAAGATCAAATCAAACCATTGGCATTGAACGAAGCATCCAAATGGAACGGGCAAGTGTACATGGGTTATGAGATAACACGAAAAGCGGGTGCGGGGCGTTATTCATACGACCACATCCCCCAGGTGGTGGAACTCAAAAACGCATTAAAGGAACGCGAGAAACTGCACCAAATGGCGTACAAGAACATGAACAAAGGATTGTTCCTAAACGAGCAAACGGGCGAGGTGTACGAACCCGCACAGTATGTTTCCAACGAAGATTCAATTTTAATCAAAGCCGTAAAATGAAAAACATCCTAATCGTATTTACTACAATCGTTCTGGGATTGGCATACGGGTATTGCATTGTGCATTATCCAATCATGGCCCAAATCATCGCGGGTGGAATGGGGTTAGGATTTTTATTTGTGGCGATGATAGCGTTGTACCAACTTAAAAAGGAAGGGGGCAATGACGCCCCCCAATCCAATTGATATGACAAATAACAAAAAGGACTTTGCAAATATAGTTGTTTTTTGTATATTCGTGGTGTATTACAGTTATGTCGCAGATAACTTTGAAAAATCTTTACAACCCCATTCAGTTTTTGGCACTGCGACCGCCATCAATTGTTTGGGGTTTTAATTTATGTCAAAAGATCCAGCATTTTTATTCTATTCAAGTGACTTCCTAACTGGCACGATGTTCATGGACAATGAGCAAGTTGGCAAATTCATACGATTAATGTGCGCCCAACACCAAAAAGGTAGGTTGAGCGAAAAAGATATGTTAAAGATATGTGGCACACATGATGCAGATATCTTTGAAAAGTTTGAACGCGATGAGGCGGGGAACTATTTTAATCCCAGGTTGGAACAAGAAGTTGATAAGCGTAAAGCGTATTCCGAATCAAGAAGGAATAATAGGAAAAAGAAAGAAGATATGTTAATCACATCAAAAACATATGTTCTACATATGGAAAATGAAAATGAAAATGAAATTGAAATTGTAAATGAGAAAGTAGATAATAACTTAATCAAAGAGCAATTTGAACAAGTTTGGATTGCATACACAAAGGTTGGCCCAAAGAAAGTTGCATACGAGCGATTTAAGCGATTAACTGAAACTAATCGGTTGCATATTATTAACCATGTACCAAATTACATACAAAGCCACCGCAAGGCCGAAAAAATGGATTTTATCCCGCATTTCGCAACTTACATTTCACAAGAACGATGGAACGATGAACTACCTTATCAACAGAGTGTGGAAAATAAAGGAAGTTGGTTGGATCAATTTAGATAATATATTTACACCATGACAAATAAACAATGGGTTTACGACCTAACGGACATTGAAATTGCCACCGCCATTGACAAATTGGTTCGGGTGGGCGATATTGAACCAAACGAAGCCATGAAAGAAATCGTGGATTTGCTCAAACAAACTTATTCCCGTTATCACTTCCTTTTATTTGAAAAGGCATTTGATGCGTATTTGATTGGTTCGATGTCGGACATTCACCGCGTTAAAAAAATCAACGCAGTATTCCTCACAAACATCATCAATCGGTTTATCAAGGATGTGAAAGTACCCAGGTACAACCCGTTTGAAAAAGCACCCACGGAGGTGGTGTACACGGATGAAGAAGTTTACCAACAAGGCATCACCACATTGAAGCATTTGAAAAACGATTTTATCAAGGCATATTGGGAACACGATGCCGATTCGCGATTGTCGTTGGTATTGCTCAAAATCGGTTATGACTTTGTAACCAAACATAAAATGTACGAAGCGGATTTGGTGGAATACGATACCATGAAACAATGGTTGTACGATTTTGAACAACGCAAAAACGCACACATAAAACGAAACATTGAAAACGAAAACAAACACCGCCAGGTGGGAAGCATCGTGGATCATTTGATGTCATCCCCAACGGCAATTGAAACCTTGGACAAAGCCACAAAAATGGCGTTAATCTTAAAATCAAAGACAAATGAAAATGGACATTAAAAAAACGGTGATTGAGTTGTTAACTCAATACTCCGACTTCAAAGACAACGACCAACAATTGGTGGCGTGGTTCTGGAAACTTGAAATGGAAGCCCACGGCTATCCCGCATCAAACACCCCAACACAAACATTCTTCAAACTGATGGCATTTGGGAAACTAACATCCTCGGACACCATTACACGGGTTCGCCGATTGGTTCAAGAAGAAACACCCGAATTGCGTGGGAAGAAGTACAACGAACGCCAAGACAGACAAGAATAAGTTAAAAAGGATTTGGGATATGGACAATAAACAACAGACGGCAGTGGACATTCTATGTGGAAAGTTAGCAATGAAGTTAGGCATACCACAAGCAATTACTTTTTACATAGACCATCAAGAAGAAATCAGAGAAGCCAAAGAAATGGAAAA